TACGTTCAGGTCTTGGGCGTGGTCAATGGACAGCCTGCAATGGTTGACTCCACGGAGCGTCTGGTCACTAAGGGTCTCAAGTCACAGTACGTAGCCCAGACCAAGCAATCCGCAGGTTTACTGTTGGCTGCAACTGACTGGATGGTGATCCGCAAAGCAGAGCGCAACGTGGACATCCCTGCCGCAACCCAGACCTACCGTGCTGCCGTGGTCGCCGAGTGTGCTCGTTTAGAGACCGCTATCTCCGGTGCCGCTTCGGTCGAGGCTCTGATTGCTGTAGTTAACGCCCAGAACTGGCCCCAGGCATGAAAGCTCTAATCGAAGCCGCTACGGTAGATGGCCAGGTCTCGGCAAAGCACGAGATCGAAATCTTTTGCCCGAACTGCACACGTGATGTGGATGCACAGGAGCTATCCAATCAGGTCTGCAATGACTGCGGCTTTGATCTGAGCGAGCCAAAGCAAAACGTGGCCATACACGTCACCACCCTTCCGGCTGCTGGAGGCAAGATTTTCTGATGGGTGTCTGGGCGTTGACTTTTTTATTTTTATTGCTACCTTGGGTTCTGTTTATTTAGGGACAGGGGAATGAATTTTGTCAGATTTAGATCCGATTATCGGTACCGCAAAGGCGGCAACCCAAAGCATTAAGTCTGCCATTCAATCGGGCAAGGAGATAAGTTCAGCCGTTGAATCGATTCAAAACTTTGGTATGGCGGAGGTCAAAGCCCGCCACGCTTTTAAGACGGTACGTAAGAGCCAGGAAGGTGAAATAACAATCATGACCGCCATGAGTGAGTGGCGCAGGCTAGATCAGATTCGCCGCATGGAGTTGGAAGTAAAAGACTTTCTGATCCAGCAGTTTGGGCATTTCAAGGGTGAGGAAGAGTTTGAGAAGGTTAAGAAGATTAAAGAAGACATGATAACTCGTCATACCAAAAACAAAGACGAGCTAGGTCGGGACGTCAAGAAGTTGCGAGAGTTGCAGATTATTTGTGTGATGCTGGCGTTTATGGTTGTCACTATTTATTACATCATGAAGGGTCATCTGTAATGGCTGAGGAAAAACTGAACGCTAACGACACGCTCTCCAAGGTGCTGGCGTACGTTGACTCGCCGTTCAAACTTATCGCCCTGATCCTCATGGCGGTCTTGGCCTTTGGCGGCTGGATGCTGTACGACAACAAAGACCTGATCGTAGGCACTTATAAAGAGCACCAAAAGCTCCCCGACATCGTGGAAGACCGGGTTGAGGACGCTGTAGCCCATCTGTTTAAAACCACGGGTGCGACTACTGTGGCAGTGTTTAAGGTGAACCCCCTGCTTGGAACCCGAGTGCAATATCGGGCCTACACCAAAGAGGGCAGAGACAAGACGAACGATGGGCTGGACGTAGGACTTTTTACAACCAACCAGGCCAACAACCAGGACGTAGTTAACCTCATGGCAGGCAATACGCCCTGTGGTGAGTACAAGGCAGCGCAGTCAGAGATTGGCCTGTGGTACATCGAAAAAGGTATGCGGTTTGGGTGCCGGATTAGTATCCCGCCAGAGCCAAGTAGGTTTATAGGACAGATTACCGTGGGCTGGGACAAGCCCCCGGCTGACTTAGACCAGACCAGGGCGATGCTCAATATCGCCGCAACCATGCTTTCAAGGAGTAAGAAATAATGTTCCCGATCGCTGCTTTGTTATCCATTGGTGAGAAGGTGCTGGACAAGGTGTTACCGGATCCAGAAGCGCGGGCCAAGGCCCAAGCAATGTTATTAGAGATGCAGCAAAAGGGTGAACTTGCCCAATTACAAGCGGACATGAATGAGCAAGATAACCTGACCAAGCGGGCTGAGGCTGATATGAAGTCGGATTCTTGGCTATCCAAGAATATTCGCCCCATGACCCTGGTCTACATCCTGACTGCCTACCTGGCTTTGGCTATCATGGATGCCATGGGGTTAGACATATCCGATAATTTCGTATCTTTGCTGGGCCAGTGGGGCATGCTGGTGATGTCATTTTATTTTGGGGGACGCACCCTTGAGAAGGTCATGGACATGAAGGCCAAGCAAAAATGAACCTGACCGCTAACTTCACCTTGTCTGAGCTAGTCAAAAGCGATACCGCTTTGCGTCATGACATGGATAATACACCTGGGGAGAAAGAAATTGAAAACCTTAAAACTTTGGCTGAGAAAGTTTTGCAGCCTATTCGGGACCATTATCAAAAAGGCGTCAAGTGTAACTCGGGCTACCGAGCGCCGGAAGTCAACCAAAAAGTCGGTGGATCACGGACCTCGGACCACTGCAAAGGGCAGGCAGCGGACATCGAAATCCCAGGCGTCCCCAACGCGGACCTCGCCCAATGGATCACGGAAAACCTCGACTTCACGCAAGTCATCCTCGAGTTCTACACGCAAGGTGTCCCGGACAGTGGCTGGGTCCACGTCAGCTACGACCCGGAGAACCTCAAAAAGCAAGCCTTGACCGCCGTCAAGCAAAACGGTAAAACGGTGTATCTACCAGGACTTGTTGCTTAAATGGCCTACTTTCGACTCGCCTTAAAACCCGGCATTGACAAACAGAACACCGAGTACGGTGCCGAGGGCGGCTGGATCGATGGCGACTATATTCGGTTCCGATATGGCCTGCCTGAAAAACTAGGTGGATGGACTCCTTTTGGTGGTTCAGAAGTCTACTTGGTAGGGATGAGTAGTGAGGTATTTACATGGAATGCTTTGGATGGCACTCCTTATGTAATGGTCGGGACCGATAAAAAACTATACGTTAGTTCGGGTGGAAACTGGGCGGATGTCACACCAATTCGGTCAACGACGGCAGCAGGGGATGTCACTTTTGCGGCTTCTACCGGGAGCAATATTGTCACCGTGACGGATGCAGGTCACGGGGCGATTAGTGGCGACTTTGTCACTTTCTCTGGCGCGGTATCCCTTGGTGGGAATATCACGGCTGCGTTATTAAATGCTCAGTTTCAGATCCAGCAGGTAACAGGAGCCAATACTTACACGATTCAAGTAGGTGCCACGGCTAACTCCTCTGACAGTGGTAACGGCGGGGCATCAGTGGTAGGCGTTTATCAGATCAACGTAGGAACTGACGTAAGTTATTTTGACTTTGGATGGGGCACAGGTACTTGGGGGCTGTCAACTTGGGGCACTCCTCGTCCGGCATCTGCGGCAACTGCGTTGTATTCCAGGGTCTGGCAGTTTGATAACTACGGTGAAGATGTTGTTTGCCAACTGGTTGACGGCGGGATATATCTGTTTGACACCAGCGGCGGAGCCATCACAGCCAACAAGGCAACGGCGATTTCAGGGGCCCCAACAAAGTCAACGTATGCTCTTGTATCTACCCCAGACAGGCACCTTGTGTGCTTTGGAACAGAATCCACGGTAGGAACACCGTCAAGCCAGGATCCAATGTTTGTACGGTTCTCTAACCAAGAGGATATAAACACGTTTACGGAAACTGCTACTAATACGGCAGGCGGGCAGCGGCTGACAGACGGCAGCAAGATTGTAACGGCCATACGTTCTCGTGGACAGATATTAATATTCACCGACACTTCCGTACACGGCCAGCAATATGTAGGCCCACCATATACCTTTGGATTTACACAGTTGGGTGCCAACTGCGGCTGTATTGGCCCACACGCAGCGGTAGACGTCAATGGACTAGCCTTCTGGATGGGCACGGAAGCGTTCTATCTCTTTGATGGTACCGTGAAAAAGATGCCTTGCACGGTCCAAGACTTTGTCTTTAAGGACATTAATCTAGTACAAGGGACCAAGGTCCATGCTGGTGTTAACTCACAGTTCAACGAGGTAACCTGGTGGTATTGTTCATTTACCAGCGACTACATTGATCGCTTTGTGAGCTATAACTATTTGGAAAACGTATGGTCTGTGGGCACCATGGCAAGAAGCGCTTGGACGGACATTGGAACATACGACAAACCGTTGGCCACTCAGTACTTGTCTTCTAGTACAGCGACCCCAACAGGATCGACCATTTACGGCTTGACGGCTGGGCGTTCACTTGTGTTTAACCAAGAAGATGGGGTAAATGGTAATGGCACTGCGATTAATGCGTATATTAAGTCCGGCTATTTTGACCTTGGTGATGGCGATAACATGCTGCTTATGTCTCGCTTTATACCTGATTTTAAGAACCAGGTCGGCAATCTTACAGTGCATTTATTACTTCGGCCTTATCCCCAATCCACAGCCAGCCCCTCCTCCCTCGACCCGTATGTCATTACGCCGACTACGCAGAAGGTTGATACACGGGCAAGGGGACGGCAGATAAGCCTTAGGATAGACAGCAGTGATTTAAATACTAACTGGCGGTATGGTACGTTGCGTGTAGATATTCAGCCGGATGGGTTGCGATGAGCAAAATAACCAATGTTCGCTTACCGGATACCTCATCTACCGCTGTCTATGACCCACAAAAGTTTAACCAACTTGTGCGGTCTCTTGAGCAAATTATTCTTCAACTTAACACAACCTATACTCCGATTACTTCTGAAAACACACTTGGAGCATTATCTTGGTTCGAAGCAAACGGAGGGCAGTGTGAAATGAACTCAGGATCAACAGTTCCGATATCGATAGGTGGCACCAACACTGATGCGTTTGGTCGTTTACGGGTCTCTCAGCCTTACACTCTTTTTGATAGCCAGCAACGCTACGCTCCCGACAATCAGTTTGACACCAGCACGGTTAACGGAGCATCAACTACTTTCTTGACTAATGAATCTGCGGTGCAGATGTCGGTGGACAGCACCACGAATTCAGAAGCGGTGCGGCAGACTTTCCGCTCAATGTCTTATCAGCCCGGAAAAGGGCTTTTGATGCTAGCCACATTCGCTATGAACACGCCTACAGCCAACATCCGTCAGCGTGTGGGGTACTTCAATACCCAGAACGGCGTATTCTTTCAGGTAGACGGCACCACACTTTCGATGGTACTGCGCTCAGATTCAATCCCCACACCCGGAACGCCAAGCGATGTTCGCACCGTAACCCAAGCCAACTGGAACGGCGATAAATTGGATGGCACAGGGGCGTCTGGGATTACTCTTGATGTGAGTAAAACGCAGATTCTATGGATGGACTTTGAGTGGCTTGGGGTTGGGTCGGTGCGTACTGGCTTTGTGATTAATGGACAATACATCGTCTGCCATACGTTTGATAACGCCAACGATAAAAGCACGACCTATATGACCACCGCTATTTTGCCGGTGCGTTATGAAATCAAAAATCTGTCAAATGCCACAACGGCTAGTATGAAGCAGATATGCTCTACGGTCATTTCTGAAGGCGGGTATGAACAGTACTCACCCAGCCACTTGGCGCGTCGCACAACCAAACTAAGCAATATACAACTAACGTTCAAGCCAATTGTGTCAATACGAATGGCCTCTACAGCACTTGGATCGGTGATTATTCCGGGACGGATGCAGGTTATTCCTATTACAAGCCAAAGTTATGAAGTGGGGTTATTTTTTAACACCACTTTGACTGGCGCATCTTGGGCGGCTGTTTCGTCTGATGCCAATGTAGAAATGGATACTTCTGCAACCGCCATGTCAGGCGGTACTTTGGTGCAAACAGACTATGTGTCGTCAAGCGGCTCGGGCGGTATTCAGCCCTTGGTTGACCCCGCTGGCTATAACTGGGCGCTTCAGTTAGGCACTTCTTTAGCTGGGGTTAGCGACATTTTGACCCTTGGAATCCGAACTGTAGATTCTGCAACTCCCCAAGGCGACTGCTACGGCACGATTGCCTTCTGGGATCTCACCCAATAACGCCATGGCTAATAAATATTTTCACCAAGTCCTAATCCCGGCGGCAGCTACCGAGACGACTATTTATACCGTCCCAGCGGCTAATACTGGAATTATCCGGTCCTTGCGTGTCACAAATGCTGGGTCAGCCGGGGCAACCGTGACCGTCACCCAATACAACACTAGTGGGGGTACTACCCACTATTTATTGCGTGGGAAGTCCGTCCCGGTCAATACGACGATTGACGTTTTCTGTGGGATTCCGTGCGTCCTGGAGGCTGGAAATCTGTTAAAGGTCACCTCTTCTGTGGCCTCAGTAACCTTTTATTTAAGCTATTTGGAAGTAGACAGAAACTAATGAAATACGTGATAATACCTGCCATATCCGCGTCCTTTCCCGACGCGCGGCCCTATGCGGCTATTGGCACAAACTGGAAAGGATAAAAATGGAAGACCAAGGAATCA